TGGCGCGGAATTCACTGCGGAGGATGTCCGCCCGTGGGTTCCGGAGCCGCCGCACCCAAACGCGATGGGCGCAAGATTCTCGGCGGCAGTGCGGGCAGGGGTGATCAGTCACCTCTGCTACCGCAAGGCGAAGCGGGCGCAGGCTCACGCCCGCATTTTGGCCGTTTATAGGGGGGCGGCATGAATGAGCTACACTTATTTGCTGGAGCAGGGGGAGGAATTCTCGGCGGCATCCTTCTTGGACATACCCCAGTCTGTGCTGTCGAGATTGAACCTTATTGCCGGAAAGTCCTGCTGCAAAGGCAGCGGGACGGAATCCTGCCAAAGTTCCCAATCTGGGATGATGTCACCACCTTCGACGGAACTCCTTGGAGAGGGAAAGTTGATGTCGTCTGCGGGGGGTTTCCTTGTCAAGACATCTCAATCGCTGGAGGGGGGGCTGGAATTGAAGGCGAACGAAGCGGACTCTGGTCAGAAATGGCCAGAATCATTGGCGAAATACGACCGAAATTCGCGTTCATGGAGAACAGCCCAATGCTTGCTCTTCGAGGACTTGGGCGAGTCCTTGGAGACCTTTCCCAACTGGGGTATTATGCGAGGTGGGGAGTGTTGGGCGCAAGCCACATTGGAGCAAGGCATAGAAGGGAGAGACTCTGGATTGTTGGGAACTCCTTTGGCAAGGATGTGGAAGTATCGGAAGTGGTGGAACCGTTCCAAGCCCATGGGCAATTTGGACGAGTTGCCAGCTACGAATCCAGAAATGTATGGGCATCTGGCTGGCAAGCAAATGAGCCTAACATGGTTGGAACATCACATGATATTTCCACTTGGGTGGACCGATCTCGTTCCATTGGGAATTCACAAGTTCCAGGAGTGGCAGCACTCGCATGGAGAATTCTTGGAGGGAAATTGAAATGAGGTGGCTTAACATTGAGATTGCAAACCTCCGATCCCCGGCGTTTGTCGGGGCGGAGCCGGTCGAGCGGGCGACATGGTTGTCCCTTCTCGCTTACTGCTCCGACCAAGAAAACGGCGGCGTCATCAAAGGTTGCCGTGATTGGAAAGACCGGCAATGGCAGATGACCTGCGGAGTCTTGGCGAACGAGGTTTCCGCACAAGCGCAACTTTGGGAGTGGCGCGGGCGCGACCTACGCATTGCATTCTATCCGGTTGCGAAGGAAGCAGAGGTTCAAGCAAAACGCGAATTTGCTTCGCGTGGTGGTAGAGCAAGTGGTGAAGCACGCCGCGAAGCACAGCTTGAAGCACAGCTTCAACCACAAGGTGAAGCAGGTGGTTCACAGGATGGCGAAGCTGACTGCGAACGGAAAGGAAAGGAAAGGAATGTAATGGAAGGGAAAGAAAAGGAAGTAGGTCGCTCTGCTCCCCAACGATCCAATTCCTACCTGCTCGATGAGGAGTTCTGGGCTGAGATGCGGAGGCACTACCCGAATGTCGATGTCGATGCGGAAAGTCGCAAGATGGATGCGTGGCTCCTCGCCCGCCCCGGTCGCAAGAAGACCCGGCAGTTTGTCATTAACTGGCTCAACAAAGTCGAACCGGCGCTTGCGCCAGCCAAAGCAAAGGAGGTTGACCTCACATGGTAACCACGGTCCAAGCCTGCGCGAGCGAATCGTGCTTCAACTCGGTCTCCGCGCCGAGCGAGGATTTCATCCGTTACTTCCCGAATGTGCAAATCCTCTGCGACGAGTGCGACCTCAAACGCATCGAGAAGCTCCAACAGGAACAGGCTATGGAGGAGCAGGAGAGGCGGCAGGAGGCGTTCAATGCCATCTGCCCTCCACTCTACCGCGAAAGCGACCCAAAACGCATTCCAGCGGCCTTCCTGCACGAAATTGGGGCATGGCAGTATAATCCGGTCGGAATCGGTCTCGTCGGTCCAGCGGGCTGCGGGAAGACGCGAGCGGCGTGGATACTCCTCAAGAGACTGCATTTCAGCGGACTTCGCGTCTTTGGAATCACGGCCACGGGATTTGCGAAAGCCTGTGCCGACCAGTGGCACGACAACAACCAGGCTAAAGCTCTGGCAGAAGACACGCTGACTCGATGCCGCCGGACGAAGGTTCTGCTGCTCGATGACCTCGGCAAGCAGAAGATGACCGAGCGGTCGGAACTGGAACTCTTCGACCTGCTGGAACACCGATCCTCCCACGAACTGCCCATCATCTGGACGGCAAATGCGGGCAGGGAAACGCTGAAACAAATGCTCTCGTCCGACAGGGGCGAGCCGATCCTCCGGCGGTTATCGGAGTTCACAAACATCATCAACACAGAAAAATGACAACACACGAACTCGCAGACAAACAGAACCGCTATGTGACTGCCGAAGGCAAATACACGGCGAAAGTAAAAGCCCCCGGCAACGGGTGGCTGGGAACCACAACCAAAGGCTCGGATTTCATCCGCATTCCGCTCCTTATCGACGATCCGGCCAGCGACCAGCACGGACGGGAGATCGTCTGGCAGGGCTGGCTCACCGAGAAGGCCGCAGAACGCACGGCGAAGACGCTTGACGAGGCATTTGGCAGGGAGTGGGACATCAAATCGCTCGATGCCGGGAACTCCGTATTCGTCGGCCAGCATTGCCGGATCACGGTGGAGGCCGAGGAGGGAGAGGACGGCAAGGTGCGTCTCAAGGTGCGATGGCTTAACCCCATGACCTCTTCGCAGCCGCTCCCGGCTGACCGGCTCACGACCCTCAACGAGCGCATCCTCGCCGCCCGCACCGCAACCCCAACCGATGACGAAATCTCGTTCTAATCGAAAAAAAGTCGCCCAAGGGGCCGCAGGAACTCAGTTCTGCGGCTCCGACCGCGAGGACCGCTGGTGGTTTTTGCTCTCGCGACAGGTTAAAGAAGCCTGCGACCGCTTCTGGGCGGCAACGCCAGAGCGCCGGGAAATCGAAGCCAAACGAAAACGAAATGATTGGTAATGATATGAAGAATTTAACCACAGAGGACACAGAGAACACGGAGGAGGGCGGCGCAAATTTGAGAAACGGGGCTTTTTGCAGCAAATACGGTGGAATTTATCTACGGATTGTATCACTCGATACCGACAGAACTGGCTGGCCTATGCGTGCCGTGGATCACGGTATTTCGCTTGCAGAGGCACATTGCATTATGTCCGACCTCGTTTTGGCAATACATGAAGCTTCCATGCGCGAGACTGGTCGCATCAAGGAGGGCGTGGAATGAGCGATACAAACTGCCCGTTTTGCGGGGAACCAGAAGAAACTGACACGCCAAGCGGTATAACCATTTATCGGTGCGGAACACGGATTTATCCAAATAATTCATCCGTAAAGACCTTAATTTGTGACTTAGGAAAAGATTTACGACGAGAGCGCGAGGCGCACAACAACACGAAGCGCGAACGCGACGAGGCGCGGGACCTGCTGGCAAGTGAGAAAATCACACGCGACCATGTAATCAAACGCGGAATTGAGATGCAGAAAGAGCGCGACGAGGCGAGGAAAGTTGCAAGTGGATTAGCAATTCAAGAAGAGCGGGTAAATGAGGCGCAAAAAGAACTCTCATCGATCCATCAATGGATCGAGAGAAATCATCCTGATGGATTTATTGATTCGCTAACATATTTTCAGAATTTAGAGCGAGTTACAGAAAATTGGTATGATCGTTTAGACCGATTAGAAGTGGACGCTAAGCGATTTGAGAGAGAGCGCGACGAGGCGAGGGAGCAAAACGCCAAGCTGCGCGACATCGCGGAGAGGCTGTTCGCAGCGGGAGTCGGCAGAATGAAAACTGATGATTGGAGAACCCTCCGCGCCGAACTCGACAAAATCAAGGAGGGCGCGAAATGAGTGACACACCAGAGACGGATGCGCTGGATTGCGAACTACATAACCCTCGCGTTCTTTCAGATCGGTATAGTGGAATGATGGAACACGCGCAGAAACTGGAGCGCGAGCGCGACGAGGCGAGGGAGGATGCACGATTGTTATCCGAGCGCCTAACTGCATTGGAACTTCAATCTAGCGAGGAATTGGCAAGACTAGAGCGCCAGCGCAATGAGGTCATCTGTGAACTAAAGATCTGGAAAAACGGAAAATATGAACTGGACACATGAACAACTCCGGCAACTCGGCTACCGGCAAAACCCCGATGGCTCATTCAGTCATTCTTCAACTTCCGGGATACCTCACGCCCAGCCTCAACCGGCTCCTCGGCAAACACTGGACCACGCTGGCACAAGAGAAAGTCCGCGCAAAGATCGCGTTACTCTCATCATTACGCGAAGCGCATGCTCGCTCCTCGACGCCGACAATTATGCAGGAGGCTGTAAGCCACTTATTGACCAACTGCGCTACGCCAAGCTCATCGCTGACGACGACCCGGAAACTGTCGAAATCCTCTTCCGGCAAGTCAAAGTCAAAACGAAAGCCGAAGAAATGACCCAAGTGGAAATCACGCGAAGCTGTGGGGATTATAAAAGGGGGGACAACAATCTTGTCAAGACAAGTTTTGACTGATACCGTTTAACATCATGGCAACAAAGCCAAAGAAAAAGGGTCGTCCAACCACCTTCACACAGCAACTCGCAGACAAAATCTGCGAACGCATGGCGAATGGGGAGACGCTTCGTGCCGTTTGCCGGCATATCGATCTCCCTGTTTCCACCGTTATCGAGTGGACAATGAACAACAAAGCCTTTTCCGAACAATACGCGCAGGCGAGGCAGAAGCAGGCTGATTCCTACGCTGACATGATCCTCGACGAGGCATTCAATTCGCATGACGCCCAGATCGGGCGGCTCCGGGTGGATGCTCTCAAATGGGTCGCCAGCAAGCTCGCTCCAAAACGCTATGGCGACAAGGTCGAGGTCGAGCAGACCGGCACAACAAAAATCCGAGTGATCATGGGCGGCGATGTCTGAGTCGGAATTTGAAATCCGCCCGCGCAGGCAGTTTCGCTCCTATCTGGAGCGGGACAAACGCTGGGCGTGCATGGTTGTTCACCGGCGCGGCGGAAAAACATTCGGGTGCATTCAAGACCTGCTCAACAAGGCATTCACCACTGAGCGGGCGGGTCCGCCGCTGCGGTTTGCCTACATCGCACCGACACGCGACCAAGCCAAAGACATCGCGTGGGGATACATCAAAACCTTCCTCTCGCCGCTCCCCGGCGTGAAGATCAACGAGGCCGATCTCATCGCGACCTTGCCACACGGCGCAACGATCCGGCTTTACTCCGGGGAAAGCTACGAGCGCATGCGCGGGCTTTACCTCGATGGAGCGGTGATCGATGAGTATGCGGACATCGACCCGGCGGCATGGTATTCGGTAATCCGGCCATGCCTTTCCGACTACAACGGATGGGCGACCTTCATCGGCACGCCGAAAGGACGCAATGCGTTCTGGAGGCTGTGGACCGAAGCCTGCGGGAATCCCGAATGGTTTGCTCTCATGCTCAAAGCGAGCGATAGCGGCATCATCCCCGATGAGGAACTCAATGACATCCGCAAAGGAACTCCCGCGCATATCTACGAGCAGGAATACGAATGCTCGTTTGCCATCGGTCGCCCCGGCGCGATCTATGTGCGCTCATTGGAAAAGGCCCGCGCCGAGAAGCGCATCACCAACGACATTCTCTGGTTCAAGGAACTGCCGGTCTACACCTCATGGGATGTTGGCGCTCCGCTCAACCAGAAGGTGTGGATTTGGCAGATGGTCGGCGACCGCATCAACTATCTGGAATCCCTATCCGGGAGCGACGAGTGCAAGACGCCTGCGGACTGGGCTGCACGCCTAAAGGATCGCCAATACGGATACGGTGGCCACTTCATTCCGCACGATGCCGCAGCGGAAGTCGGCGGACTCTGGCAAGAGGCGCTCGCCCGCAGCGGACTGACCGGCGTCATTCCCGTGCCTCGGCAGATCAGCGTCTGGGATGGCATCAATCTCGCGAACGAT